AAGGAAGGTGGGGAGCTCCATGGGTGACCTCGTGGATCGGACCGCGTGTAGCCGTCGCCGCGGGCGCAAGAACGATGCCGATTCGGCGCCCCACCACGTGGGCGGCGCCTGGTTAGGCCAGTGCTCGCCGGGTGCGGGGGTGCGATCACCGCTGCAAGAGCACGAACCGAGTTGAAGCGCTACGGCGTGATGCCTTCAAGGCGGGCGGTGCCCAGCTCGCTGAAGAGGGCGAGTCCGGCGTACCACTTGATCCGGTGGCGAGTGGCGTCCTTCGTCTCCAGCTCGCCGACCGTCTCGACCTGGATCCCGCCGTGCTCCAACCCCATCACCCCGATCCCCTGACCGAACTTGAGGGCGTAGATGCTGGAGCAAACCGCGCCGCTGGTCCCCTTCGTCTGCGCGTCGCTGACGAAATCGTCGACGATCACCGGGATCCCGTCGTAGTAGAGCGCCCGCAGCCCGAACTGGTCGCGATCCACCTCCAGCAGGTTGCCGGACGACCGGCGCAGGTCGGAGAGCTTGCGCCGAGTCCGCTTGGACATCAGCAAGGCGTCCGGCCGCCCCGGCTTGACCAGGTCGATCAACTGGTCCATCAGGCCCAGGCTGAGCGCGCCGCCGTTCGCTCCCGGCGCGATGGTCTGGGCCACCGGGATCTGCTTGGTGATCCCATCAAAGCTCTTGGCGTCCACCGCCACATCTCCGTTGAAGAAGGCGTCGCTGAACTTGTGGCTGACCGCCTTCGCCCGGCTGGCAATCACCTCGGCTTCGATATCGTTGGGATCGGCGTAGGTGGCCTGGAGGAAATTGTCGACGTCGGCGTCGCCGCCCAGGATCTTGAGCTCGGCCGTCACCGGGGTGAAGGTCGGTGTCGCCTCGGTCCAGGTGTCACCCACCTGGTAGAAGCTGGCCGCCGGCATCGTCGCTTCCCGGTTGTAGGCCACCGCGGTGCCGGTCACCTCCATGAACGGCAGCAGTTGCAACAACTGCGATTCCCGCACAATCGCCTCGACCACGCCCCGTAGCAACAGATCCTGCGTCAGCTTGGCCGCCTCCAGCTTGGTCATCGCCATCGTGCCCCGTCCTCCTGTTCCATGCCACCAAAAAAGCGGACCGCTCCGGCCCGCCCCTTGCATCACTTCACTCCCCAGCCCCGCAGTACTGGGGGTTTTGCCGGGAGGTCCTCAACGCGGTCTCGTTCGCGCCGTGCCAGTCCTCGGCTGCGCTACCGCTGCCGCGCCAGTCCACGCCGGATCTTCTCCGCCGCTGGCAGCTGCTCGACATCGACCGCCAGCCGCGGCGCATCACCGGCCGGCACCCGAGGCGCCGCCTGCGCGGCCGTTTCCGCCACCCGGCGGTAGGCTGCCCGCGCCGCCTCGACACTCGCCACCAGCTCGTCGACACTGCCGCCGCGGACCAGCTCCGACACCACATCGGGGTGCGCTCGCAGAATCAGCTCGCGTACCGTCACTAGCTCGTCCCGCACCCGATCCTGACCCGGCGGCTCAACCGCCACCGTCTCGACGACATTCGTCTCCGTCTCCGGCTCCATACCGATCCTCCCGCTCACGCGTTGTACTCAGTAGCGACATCAAGTCCGCCGGCCCATTTGGCCGGGCGCCCCTCGACAATTGCGCCGTGGTTGAAGGAGACATGCCATGAACGTGCTCTTGGGTCTCGCCCTTTCGTTGTTCGCTCTCATGTCCACCGGCCTCACCGCCCAACCAGCCACGTCCGGTCAATTCGGTGCTCCGTCCCCGAGCTTGACCATTCGCAACCGGGTTTGCCCGGTGGAGTTCACCGGCGCGGACTATTACCAGGCGTGCACCGAGCCGGTCGCGAACATGGAGTTCGCGCTGACGGCGCCGTTTACTGCCTTTGGGCTCACCGACGCCTCGGGCGTCATCACCTTTGCCAACCTCCCGTCCGGCACCTACGAGGTGACCGGTGGACCGCCCGGTGAGTTCGTCCAGAACGCGATTTCGTGCCGTCTCACCTACGATCCGACCACCGCCCGCCCCTACCTACCGCGTCACAACCGGGCGATCGCCGTCACCCTGGTCGAGTCCGACATCACCTGCGACTGGTACAGCATCCCCTTCGACCTGCGCGGCGACGGCTGAGCCGGCGTCCAATCGGCGCTGGCCCGTCAATCGCCGCCCTCGGCCCCGCCAAAAGCCAAAGCCATCTGGCTGCGTTTCATTACGAAAACTCGGTAAACGCGGCTGACCATTGGTACCCACCTCGGCACCAGTCCTAGCGCCCTTCAGGTTGCTTCCCGTTGGAGCAGACGGGTGTCTTTAGCGCCCGTCGCCGGCGGCGCGACGATCGCTAGACAAATCTGGTGAACCCTCTCCATCCCTCGTCCACCCCGCCGTAACGCCTTTTCACTCCTGGTCGCCGCTGCCCCGCGCCAGTCGTGGCCGCCAGTCCACTCCGTCCAGCAGCGCGACCAGAGCCGCGCTCATCACCAGATCGTCATGACCGTGGCCCGCCGGGACCGACCACTGCAAGACTTTGAGCGGCCCCGGCGGCGCGTCGTAGCTGGTCGCCGCCAGCTGGGACCAGAACAGCCGGGTCAATGGGTCGCCATCGTCGGGCGCCCCGTCTGAGCGATACTCCTTGTACCGGCCGGCGTCGATCAGGGCCACGAAGTCCCACCCCAGTGCACTCTTGCTGGCCCGGGTGAAGACAAATGGCTGCACCGGAATCGCTGCCCCGCCTCTCCGGTCACCAAGAGCCGCCGCCAGAAAGGAGGCTAGCCCGGCCCCGATCCCGGTGGCGTCGACCACAACCATGCTGGCCCGCCAGACGTGCCGCGCCAGATCGACCAGTTGGGCGTGCAGCGCCACGTGTCGCACCCCGGTCCAGGCCATGCGGTCCACCACCCGGTAGACCGGCAGCCGCGACGCCTCGGCATCGGACTGCACCTCGACCACCGTCAACGCCGTGCTGTCCCGCCGGCCGGCGTCGCTGAAGGCCGCCGGCCCGGTGCCCGCCTCTTCCTCACCGGCCACGTCGAGCAGAAGCGCGTAGCGCCGTCCCGCCGCCAGCGCCGCCGGATCGGCCCGGTGCCGGCGCCGGTGATCACCCTGCATCTGAGCCAGCCGGTGTGGCGGAAAGAGACTGCCCGCGCCTTCGAGCTCGGTCAGGAAGTATTCCGTCTGGATAAACGGATGGTCGATCCCTAGTTGCTCGATCCGGCTCTGCACCCGCTCGCCGTAAGCCGGCAGCTCCTGGGCCACCTGGTCCCAGGCCACCCGCCAGATGCGACGCTCGCCGTCACGTCGCTCGACCTCCGCCAGGTAACGAAGCTGGCGCGCCAGCAGCGTGTCCCGGCTCCAGACCGTGCCCATGAAGAGCGTCGTCGCGTTGGTCGCCGCCGCCATCGGGTCGAACACCGCGTCCCAAACCGCCGGCTCGATGTCCTGTGCCTCGTTCGCCACCAGGAGCAAGTCGGCCGTCTGGCCGCGGGCGTTCGCCACCGGCGCCGCCGACAGGAAGCGGGCCGCGGCGCGGCCAACCTGCACGACGTAGCCATCGCGCACCGTGGCCTTGCTCGCGGCGCCCATCATCCCCAAGCGATCGAGTAGGCGGTCGCGGCTGAGCGCCGCTTGCGGCCGAAAGGTCGGCGCCGCCACGACGATGCTGCCGCCCCGGAGCTGGTAGGTCGTCAGCAGATAGGCCAGCACCTGCGCCAGCAGCTCGTCCTTGCCGCTCTGCCGGCTAAACACCGCCGCCAGTGTGCGCCCCAGCCCGCGCTCGACACTGGCCACGATCGCCCGCGCCGGCTCTTCCTGATAGGCGCGCAGCTCGTATCCCGGCAGCCAGCGGCGGGAGAAGGCGCCGACGTCACGCAGCGACTCGGCCAGGCTGCTCTGCCCCCTCCCGGGCACCGGCCCGGGCTGGCTCATCCCGCCAGCCGCAACGCCAGATCAACCAGAATCGCGCCGGCGACCATAAACAAGAGGCCATTCAGCCTTGATTTGATCTCCTTGAGCTCCTCGGCCACCGTCTCCACCATCCGTCGCGTCTCCGCCTCATACACCGATGGCGTTCCCAGCTCCATCCCGTCCCCACCTCCCTGGCCGTCGCAATCGCCCTCGGCCGGCATCGCCCAGCGGTCACCCCTTTCCCTGCTCCACCAAGCTCTGGAGAACTTGCGCCTGGAGATCCTCGGTCCGCTCGGTCGAGGTCGCCGATCGGACCTGCGCCGCCCGCACCGCCACCGCCGCCACTCGCGCCACGCTCGTCGCCAGCCGGCCGACGTCATCTTCCTCCAGCAGCAGCCGCGTCAGCGTGATTCGCAACGCCCCAACCTCATCGACCAGCGTCCGCTCCGCCGCCGCCTGAGCCAGTACCGCCTCGAGCGGCTCACCACGTAGCTCGTGGTAACTGGCCGCCTCCAGCCACCGCCGAAACTCGGACCCAGGCGACGGTATCTCCTCCGCCGCCATTTCGGCCTCAGCTTCACGGTGCCGGGCGCACCACGCCTCCCCCAACCCGACAAAGCGCCCACACCCCGTCCACGCACATCGTCGTCCCGCCACCCGTCAACCGCCTTATCCTCCCCGTTCTAGTCGCTGCACCATATGAACACCCCGAGCCACTAGAATCAGGTCATTAGTTTGCAAGCAAATTGCCTTGACCAGGTGGACTTTAGCCGAGTGCCCTCCGGGCGTTGTGATGAGAGCCCGCTCGATTTGGCCCTGAGCTTAGCTATCAGACAGCCCGGAAGCCCAGATTCGCCGGCCCACCGCCGGCCACACCGGTGCGATACTGGCGCCCTTAGCCGGCCCCGTGGTTCACCAGTCAGCGGCCGGTCATTCGCCCGGGTTTCAAGCCTGTGAAGGAGGCTTCGCGATGAAGCACGTCTCGCTCATCCTGGCGTTTGCCGCGATCCTGCTCCTATCCGTTTCCCTGCCCATCTCCCCGGTCGGGTTCCAGCATGTCGTCACTGCCCAAGGCCAGGCCCCGAGCGTCGGTGACGCCGTTCCCTATGTCAACGCGGAGGGGGCTGAGGTCGGCGCCATCACGGTCACCGAAATCGACGATCCGGGCGTAGCGGTCGAGCCCAACGAGCCGGCCGAGCCGGGCAGCCGCTACGTATTGGTCACCTTCATGGTCGAAGCCACCGCTGACGTCCGATTCGATCTCGACCCCTATCAGATTCTCCTCCAGACCACGGACGGCACCCTCTGGACCCAGACGCCGCTGCAACCGATCGCGGACGC